GGCAATGCGCACCGCGCCGCCCGCGGTCTTGTAAAGCACGCTCTCGGGCGCCGGGTAGTGGCAGCTCATGCCGCGCACGACCTTGCCGCGCACGAGGATGCTGCACGGCGCGCCCTGCCAGCTAAAGCTCCCCGAGATGGCGTTTTTTGGCAGCGGCCCGCTCATGTTGACAGGCTCGATGTCCCGCGCGATGATGCAGGGCTGACCGTACAGCTCGACGTTGAGGGGCCAGCAGTCCGCGCCGAGCTTGGCGGCGATGTCGCTCAAGGTCTGGTTGCCGATCCAGCCGTTGTCCAGCGCGCCGACGGAGCGCTGGATGGCCTTTATCATGCGGATTTCCTCCGAGGTTGATCCCTTGACGTCTCTCACGAGACCACCTCCCACTCGTCGATCTCCGACTTGATGCGGTCGATAAAACTGTTGCCGCCGAGGGCCTTGTAGCCCCGATAGAGATAGAGGAAATCCTCCAGCTCATACTGGCGGATGGTGCGGCCCTCCCTGTGGCGGTAGTAGGTGTGCAGCATGTCGTGCCGGAGCTGGCATTTGAGCGCGTCGGTCAGCTTGTCCAGCCCCAGCAGCTTGTTGCGGATGGGCTTGATGAGCATGGCCAGCGCCGCGAGGATGACCGTGATCTCCGAGCAGGTCGATGCAACGGTCGATAGGTTCATAGGCGTTGTCTCTCTTTCCGGCGGCGCGAAAAAAGCCGCCTTGTCGTGCTTGACAAAGCGGCTTTAGGTGTGCTATATTTAGGCCAGTAAGAACGGCTGCCATTGCTGGTGGCGGTCGTCCCTCAGTGAGTTTATAGCTCGAAGGAAACGCCGCTTACCGCTATGGTGGGCGGTTATTTCTTATGTCTTGTGACCGTGAAGATCAGAGACGCAAGACCGATGAGCACAAGCGAATATGTGAACATATCAGCGTATGTAACCATCGCGCACCTCCTTTGCAGGAAGTGGACAACCTCGCCGTTCTTACCGGCAGGCGAATTATAGCACAGTCTGCCGCGCTTTGTCAATTTGCCGCCCTCCGGGGCGGCTTTTTTACTTATTCAGCTCCGCGAGCTTGGCCGCGATGTCCTCGGGGATGGCGCAGGCCGTCATTTTGACGCAGTATCCGTCTGCGTCATAGGTGATCTTATAGTAGGGGGCGACATAGATCTCCGTGCCGGCGCGCTCAAGGTCGCGGCGCATGACAGGCTGCACGATGCTGTTCTTGACACCCGAGTTTTCGCTCAGGCCCGCGGGGGTATCGGTGACCTCGATGGGCTTGCCGTCGGATGCGATTCTCTTGTAAGTAGCCATAGTTTTGTTCTCCTTTTCTTCGTTCAAAATTTATTTATCATCAGCGTATTTCTCGCCGGTGATCTCCTCATAGTCCTGCGCGCTGAGGATGACCTTTTTCACGGCGTTGCGCACCATGCCGGCGGTCCACAGCCCTTGCGCGTACCATCTTGCGATTTTTTCTTTCATGTCAACCCTCCATCAGCGTGTCGGTCATCATGGCCGTGTAGGTCGCCTGCGCGTCGAGACGGTCGCTTGCCGCCTCCAGCGCGGCGACGCGCTCCTCGGTGGTCGGCGGTGGGGGCGGAGGATTGTACGCTTCGCCGATGGCCGCGCCGTCGTAGGAGGCCACGGCCCCGAACTGCGCTGCGACCTCGTCGCTTTCGCAGACGATGATGTTCTCGATGATGCCGTCGGCATTCACAATGCAGTAGTTCATGTTGGACCTCCTTTACGCCGCGTCAAAGTGGAAGCGGAGATAAACGCCGCCGGTACCGCCAGCGCCGCCGAAGCCGTAGGCGCTGTCTAACTTGCAATCGGTTCCTCCGCCACCACCACCAAAACTTTTACCCTTGCTGTTGGTATTAGTCGTTGATTGGCATGTCCCAGTTCCCCCGTTAGGCGCCCCCCCGTTTGCGCCGATAGCAGAGTAGGACGAATTGATGTAGCCGCCTCCTCCACCTCCTCCACCGCCAGCAATACCAAGAGAAGGATCATTAAAAATGTAGCCGCTTGCGTTTTCCCCGCCAGAAGCAAAAGCCACGCTTTCATTTACATTAAGGCTTCCACCACCGCCAGACCCATTTCCGGCACCTCCTTTTGCTGCGACGTACGGAGCGGAATCCCCAATCAGCTTTGATTCACCTTTCTTTCCACCAGAGGCAGTAATATTTTTTGGGGATAGCTGCACAGTCGTATTCCCACCATCGCTTGCTTCGTGCCAATCACTCGGTCTGGGATCGCTATCAGTGATAGCGCCCTCTCCACCGGCACCGACCAAAATCGAAATTTGGGTTGTTTTTGATAAATCAACAGCAAGCTCGGTCGTTATATAACCGCCGCCTCCGCCGCCTCCGCCATACGAGTTGCTTATGCCACCGCCTCCGCCGCCGCCTCCGCCGACCGCGGTGACATCTACTGTTTTGGCAAGCGGTGATATTTTTACTGTTTTAGAGCTTGCGATCGTCAGCATATCGGTAACGTTCTCCAGCGTCAGTGTCACATCGGTGATCGTGCCGGTAGAGGCCACACTCTGGCTTGCCGGCGCTTTCTGGTCGATGTACGGCGAGGTGCAGCCGATGGACACGCTTGCACTGGAGGAACGCCCCACCACGATGCCGTCCGCACCGGTCACCAGCGACGAACCGGGCAGCGCGAAAATGCCGCTCACGGTCACGCCCTCGGCAGGTGTTCCGTCGGTATACTGCACCTTGACGCGGTAGCCGTAATAGCCGACGCCGATCAGCAACGCCAAAAGCGCATCGTCGGGCACAGCGGCGCTTGACAGGCCGAGCAGGCCGCAGGTGTAGTCATTGAGCAGGCTCGCCTTGTTGAGCGGCGTGCCCTCCTGCGTGGGCTGGTCGGCGCGCGTGAGGTCGTAGAGGTTGGCCTGTCCCGCGACCGGCTCCAACTTCACGCGCCCGGGATACAAAGATACTCTGTCCTGCATATTGTCTCCTTTCATACCTCGCCGGCGTACAGCTCGCCGGAGAAATACCATGATTTAATGAGTTTGTCGATGAGCGCGTCGAGGTCGAGCAAAATCTGCTCAATGTTGTTGGCCTTAACGTAGTTCAGCCCCGCCATGCTCGCCGGAGCCTCCGGCGTGGACGCCATAACCGCGATCTGCCCGCGCAGCGTGACGATGTTCTGCCGGTAGGTCTCCATCTGCGAGGCGGTCGGCGCGTCGCTCGTCAGCCAGTCCTTTTTGACCGTCACGGGGCAGGCATAGCCGAGCGCCGTGAAGCGGCCCGCGATGTACTCCACCGCTGCGCCCACGCGGTTGAGGTCGGAGGCGTTGTAAAAGCCCTTGTCGGTCTGATTCGCCACGTCCGCGCGCGTGCGGTCGGTGATGAGGCTCAAAAGGCCGTAGTAGAGCGTGAGCGTGTAGTTGGTGCTGACGCCCGCCGCGGTTACGGCGGTGAGGGCGACGGCGTAGGTATCGTCCGCCGCCCGCTCGACCGTAGCCGTCCACGCGCCTTCAATAAGCGTCCATGTGTAGGCCGTGCCGTTGACCGTGCCGCTTACATAGATGATCTCGCTCGGCAGCGAGACGCTCAGGACCTGCGCGCTCATTCGATCTCCACCGCGATGACCATCGTCGCGCCCGCGTCGACCGGGTTGGGCGTGATGGTCGCCGACTTGATGACCGGCACCGAGGTGTCAAGCGTCACATTGCGCGTGACCGTGGAGACCTTTCCCGCCGCGTCGGTCGCCGTAATGACAATGGTATTCGCGCCCTCCGCCAGCGTGATGGCCTTACTGAACGTGCCGCCCGCGCCGACCGTTACGCCGCCCTGATCCGCGCCGTTGAGCGCGATCTTGATCTCCACGGGCGAGGAGGTCGCGTCGTTGGTGATACCGGCCACCGTGAGAGCCGCTGTGTTGGTGATAAGATTATCCGTGGGCGCGGTGACGTTGAGCGTCGGGGGCACGGTGTCGACCGTGTAGGTGGTGGACTTCTGCGCCGCGGCGTTGCCGTCGTGGTCCTTGCAGTTGATGGTGACGGTGTGGCTGCCGTCGTCGAGGGCCGAGGCGGGCGTGTAGGTCACCTGATAGCCGTTGGCAATGGCTGTGCTCGCGAGGGCCGAGGACGCGGCCGCTGCGCCGTCCTGTTTGACCACGAGCGTCGAGATGTCGACGCCGGAGCCGTCCGTCTCGTCCACAACGGTAAAAACTACCGGCTGCTTGCTGTTGCTGACATACGCCCCGGAGGACGGAGAAAGGATGGTGATGACCGGCGCGACCTTCTCCTTGACGTAGAGCTTTAATCCGGCAAGCGTCGAGGCGTCTGCCGAGCCGACGGTCCCCGCGTCGTTGGTCGCCTTGATTTGCACGTTGTAGTAGCCGCCGGACTGGTTGTAGGATGTTTTGCCCGGCGCGGTGATGGTGGCCTCGTACTTGCCCGTCGCGCTGTTGAGCGCAAGGGTATAGCTCTGGCCGTTGATGATCGCTTGGACTGTTTGGATCGCCATAGTTTAGACCTCCCCGGCGAATATCTCGCCGCTGTAGTATTTTGTCGGCTCGAGGTAGACGGTCTCCTCCGTCACGGTGACGGTAAGCCGGGTTTTGGTGTTGATGTCGGCGGGATTTGGAGCAAACGCCGCGGCAAGGATTTTTGGAATCAATATCGGATAAGTCTCGCTCATGCGCTCTCCTCCTTGTCCCAATACACCACTACGCAGCCGCTTGCGCCTTCCGCACCCGGCGTGCCGGGCCCAGGATATACGTCAATAACTGTGTAGCTGCCAATGGGATTTCCGTCAAGGTCGTAATTGGTCTCCCTGTGCTTTTCTCCTTTGTTTCCGCCTCTGCCGCCCTTGCCGCCGTCGCCTGTGCCCGATTTGGGCACGGCCACGCCTGTGCGGGCGAAGCTGTCGCCGCTTTGGATGTCGGTAAAGCCGTTCGGGTAGCGCTGCCCGTTGGCGGAAGAATAAGGGCCGAATACGGCATCCTCGCCGATGGTGATGGCAAAGGTCTGCTGCTCGTTGATCTGAATGGTGTCCGCCCACACAAGGCCGCCGATGCCGTCCACGCCGTTCTTGCCCGCGCGGTCAAAATTGCCGTCCTCGCCATCCGTGCCGTTGCCGCCGTGCCCGACGAGGATCACACGCAGCCGCGTTTTGCCAGCCGGGGCCGTCCACGATCCGCTCTCGGTAAAGACCGCGCGCTCGGTGTAGAGATACGAGCCGTCCGCCTGCAAGAGCTTTGACTGGCAGCCCTGCAGCACGCCGTCCGCGAACTGGAAGGTCTGGTAGATGCGCCGCGCCGTGGTCGCCCGGCTCTCGTTGAGCCACACGGTATCCACGTCGCCGATCTCACTTGCGGGGTCGCCGCGCCCGGTCAGCTCCAGCTGGTTGCCGCCGTAGCACGAGAGGATCAGCCGCGCCGCCGTGAGCGCCTGCGCCTGCGTGTGCAGAAACGGGTTCTCGATGGTCACGGTCTTTTCGCTGCTCGTGGAGTTGCCCGAAACGACGTATTCCGTCCCGTCCGAGAGGTGGAAGATGAGCGACGCAATGGACTGGTTGGCCTTCATCGTCGGGTAATTGACGAGGTTTTCCAGCGTGATCTTGCTGCCCTGGTTCCACAGCGGTTCCACCGCGAGTTTGCCCGTTTCCGCGTCCGCGCGCGGCCATGTGCCGGTCGCCATGCAGGCCCAGCGCAGGATGTCGCCGCACTTCTTCCCGCTCACCGCGGCGCGGCTCGAGGCCGTGACCGCGAGGTCAGCATAGTCCGCGTCCACCGTGTAGCGGCTTGCAAAGTTGGTGCCGAGCTGAGAAACGAGTGAGGCGATCCAGCCCGAGAGCGTGATGGGCAGCACCGTCGGCGCGAGGTACGCGCGGTCGGCCAGCAGCCCGATGATGTCCACAAGGTCCCACTGCATCGTCGGACCGTTGTCGCCGGTCTTCCAGCCGTCGGAGTATTGGTAGAAGACGCCCACGCGCTTATACTCCACGCTGCCGTCCGCAAGCCGCACGCCGATGTAGGTCTCCACGCCCTGCCGCTCCTCGATGCTCTGGAACAGCCCGGACTTGCTCCGCGGCTCGAACATACGGTTCTTGTTGTTCATCGCCATTTTGAGCATTCCGTATGGTAGCGTCAGGCAAGATACGTCCCCTTGCTGCTGCACGGAAAAGGATGCCAACATATTTTCGCTCCATTGCTCGTAGTAGCCCGGTACGATCTCTACTGTTCGCATTCTGCGGTACGGCAGGCTCCATTTGGTCACAGTGATCTTGATCGCGTCCGGCGTGTAGACCGTAAAGCCGGATATCTTGACGGCGCTTTGCGTGTTCCCGGTATACGTTTCCGTATGGTACGACACGCCATCGACCAGAATATCCACCGCAAAATCCTCCGGTACACCGTCAAGCGGGTCGGAAGAAAAGAAGATGCTGCACGCCTGCAAAACGCTGACGTTGGCGAATGACAGCTGCGTCCATACCGGAGCAGAAAATGTTCCGCCCGCGCCCGACAATGCCTCGCTTGCCGTTCCAATTTCGCCCGCAATTTGATAGTCGTCGGGAAAAACCTCAAACGATCCATCCAGCAACCACCGATTTTTCTCCAGCGTTGCGCAGCGCGGAGGCGCGGAGATGTCCTTATCCGTCAGCTGTGCCGGCTTTGACCACGGCGCAAGCCCGCTTGATGTGACCGCCCCGATGGTCATATCGGGGTCGGAGATGTCCACCACCGCTTTGAGGTAGATGCGCCTTGTTTTCCCGACGATGGCCGAGCGAAACGCGGAGGTCGCCTCAATCATGCGGCGTCACCTCCCGCAGCTCGACGGAAAAGTCACCCCACATCGGCTTCCCCTCGCGGCTCCACATAAATTTTGGCGAGGCAAATGCCGTCACAAAAAACTCGGATGAAATCATTTCCGTGCTGTTCGGCGGAAGAAACGCGCAGAGGATCGGCTTATTTCTCCCCTTTCTGCACGCCGCAAGCAGGTTATTTTTCTCCTCGTCGGTAAAATAGCCGTACTGGTAATTCACGCGCCACACCGTTCCGCGCAGCTCGCGCACCATGTTTCCCGGCAGCATCACAAGGTCAACGCTTAACGGCTCTTCATAAGCCGTATAACCGCCCTTCTGGCTTTCCGGCAAAAGGATCGAATAGCCGCCGGTATCTAAAATGAGTTGATTCATGCCGCCTCCTTATGCCATCTGCGCGTTTGCGATAGGCGTGCCCGCTGCAGCCGCCGCCTTGATGGAAAACGGCAGCAGATAGCTCGCCAGCTTTGTGCCGTCCGGAAACATCAGGTTGATGGTGGTCGTTCCGGCCTCTGTGCTCACGCCCATGCTGTTGACGATGGCCGCGCTCGACCGTCCGATGCCGGAATCGGCAAAGCCTACCGTTGCCGTTCCAAAGTCCAGCCCGCTTGTAATGCCGCGTTTGATCGTTCCGTATTCGCTCTCCCAGCCCTCGCCGAGGCCAAGCGCCATGTTTTCGCCGATCCCGGCAAACACGCGGGACGGAGAGTGGATGCCGAGAACACCCTTGACGTTATCCACAATGCCGCCGAAGAAACCGGACACCTTTTCCTTGATCCAGCTCCCCATCGCCTTGATGCCGTCCCACACGCCGCGCACAATGTCCTTGCCGACCTCGATAACGTCAGGAATGGAATCGACCAACGTTTTAATGATCGTTGCCGCCATATTCAAAACGCCTGTGACCAGTTGCGGAAGGTTCTGCGCCAGCCCTTTGACCAACGCAATGACCATCTTCATGCCCAGCTCAATGACCTGCGGCAGCTTGTCGATGGCATAGGAGACAAATTTTTCGATCATCTCCGGCCCTTTTTCCTGCACCACAACGCCCATGTTTTCAAGGATCCTCTCAACGACCGGCAAGAGGTTTTCCGCCACCGTCACGGTGCTGCCCAAAAGGTTTGTAATGAGTTCCGCCATGTCGGCGTTTTCATCGCCCAGTCCCGTGATAAAGTTGTCATACGCCGCTTTCATCGACGCGATAGAGCCTTGGATCGTCGTGCTGGCTTCCAGCTGCGTTGTGCCCGTGATGCCCATCTCCGTCTGCACGGTATGGATAGCGTCAACGATATCCGCATAGCTGTCGATGGTGTAGTTGGTGTAGTTGCCCTGCGCGGCGTTTAAGGCATTCGCATCGTCCAAAAGGCGCTGCATTTCTTCTTTTGTGCCGCCATAACCGAGCTTGAGGTTATCGAGCATGGTATAGTTCTGCTTGGCAAAGCCGGAATACGCGTTCTGAATGGATTCCATGCTCGAACCCATCTTGTTCGCATTGTCGCTCATGTCGGTAATGGCGAGATTGGCCTTTTCCGCCGCCGCGTCCGTGTCACCGCCCATTGATTGCAGCAGCGACGCAGAAAACGCTGTCACGGTGGTCATATACTCATTGGCGCTCATGCCCGCCGTCTGGTATGCGTTCGCGGCGTACTGCATCACGGTATCGGCAGAGGACTTGAAAAGCGTTTCCACGCCGCCGACCAGCTGCTCATACTCGCCGTAATTTTCTACGGCCTGCTTTGTAATGGCGACCGCAGCCGCGCCAGCCGCTACAATCGCGGCGCCGCCGACCTTTGCCGCCGTAGCAAGCCCGCCTTTCAGTTTGCCAGCAAGCGTTTCCGCTTTGCTGCTCGTTTCCGAAAAGCCCTTGTCTACGTCTCCGTCGTCTACGCTGATTTTGACAAAAAGGTCTAATAAATTCATTTTCTCACCACGCTTTTTGGTGTTTTTGGTGAAAAGCCCTTGAAAAGTCAAGGCTTATGTAGTACAATTTCAGGAAAGGAGGGTTTTGACATGATCAATTTCAACAAAGATTCCGCATTTGACTTAAAGCCTATCTCCATTGCCGAAGTCCGCGACGAGGTCAACGGTCTTTTGATCTCTGGCGAAGAGATCACCTGCGCGTTCAAAACGATCCGCGACCAGCTTATCTTCACCAACAAGCGCATCATTTCCGTTGACGTGCAGGGCATCACCGGAAAGCGGAAATCGTTCAGCTCCATGCCCTTTTCCAAGGTGCAGTTCTTTGCTATCCAGACACCCGGCCTTGTTGAGCTGATCCCCGACAGCGAGCTTGTCCTGACGTTCTCAAATGGCTTTACCGCCAAATTTGAGTTCAAAGGCGATACCGACATCGGGAAGATCGGCCGCATGATCTCGGAATACGTCCTCAAATAACGCCTATCCCTCTGCCGCCCCTGACGGGGCGGCTTTTTTTATCGTCAGCCCGCACCGCGCGACAATATCGGCGGTAATTTCTTCGCACGTTCTGTTGTCCTGCTTCTTCGGCTCAATAATGTCCGCGTATCGCGCCTTGATGTAGTCCCCGCTCGCAAATCTGGCTGTGTTTTCGGCCACAATGCGCAGCGCGTCCGTCACATAAATGCGGTATGCCTCGGTTTTCGCTCTCTCATTGAGCCGCGCCACACAGTACCGCAAAAACGGCTTTACTTGTTTTCGCCCTCGGTATTCTCCTGCGCAGAGCCAGAGGATTTCCCGCTCTGCGCTGAGAGAAAAAGCGCGCTGAATGCTTCATCGGTCAAAAGCTCCGTTGCGTCTCGCATCAGCTTGACGAGGTTCAGCGCGCCCTTGTAGCTCTCCGCGCTCACGCCCTCAATAGAGGCAAGAATGGCGATGATGTCGCCTTTGTGACCCTTGAGCAGCGCAGGGAGCGCTTTGCGCGCCCGCTGCGTAGCAAACTGCTTCACCGTCATGCCCTCCGGCAGCTTTTCCCGTCGGAACATCGCGGAAGCCTGTTCATCCTCCGCAATGTTAGCAATCGGGTCGATGATATCCGCGATGACGTCAAAGACGCGCTCGCCCTGAATGTCGGAAAGTCTCATTTACGCCTCCGCCGTGCCGGCCTTGATGTAGATTTCAAAGGGAACGGTGTCCTGCGCGCTCATGGAATAGTGGCCGGTAAACTCGAACGCAAACTGACCCTTGGACTTGTCCGCCGTCTTGAGCTGGAAGCCGCCCGTGGAAAGGGCGTTGAGCAGCTTGATCGCGATAAAGCCGCCGTTGGTTTCGCCGTTCTTGTCAGAGTAATCGCCCACAAGCCAGATGTCGGCAAAGTCAGCGTCCTTGAGGTCGTTGCGCGGTGTGACCTTGGTCGCGTCGGTCGTTCCGATGTCCGCCGCGCCACACAGCCGTTTTGCAATAGCGGTATCGGCATTGACAAATGTACCGGTCATCTTTACCTCCCACGAATCGAGCTTTTTTAGCTCCTTCATGTTCTTCGGGCAGTTGTCGATATCCTCGCCAAAGTCTGAATAGGTCGGCGTGGCGGTAAAATTGACGCCGCCGGTCGTTGCACCGATCTGCCCCGCCTCGCCAATGGTGCCGGTAGCCGGTGTGAAATCGGTCGTCAGAATACCGGCGTTGATCTGCAGCTTCTGAAACGCATCAAAAGGAATCTTGGTAAATTTCATGTCGTTGTCCTTTCATCAGTTTTGCGACAGGAACTCAACCGTGATGTTGAGATACCGCCGCTTGATGTTTTTTTCGCTTTCGTCCGCGATGTTCTGGCACCACGGGGAGCCGCGCTTGATCCACATCGCGCCGCCATCATACGGCACCATGCATCCACCCATGCCGATGGCGTCGGAGATCTTCTGTGCCTTTGCGTTTGGCACCGCTTCGCTCTCGGTGTAATACCAGAGGTTGACCGTCAGCGCGATTTCGCCGCTCTCCCATGCTCCGGTGATAAGCTCATAGGTCAGCCACGGGAAGGTCGCGTCATCCGGCACGTTGGAGGTCGGATAGGCCGGGAGGAATTGAGAAAACCACGCATGGAGCGCCTTATCCTTTGTCATTTCGGCAGCTCCTTTCGCTCCGCAGTAAAGAATTTCAGCGCCTTAATGATTGCACCCGCAGACCTCGGCGCGGCCTTTTCCTCGGGATTTGAGGTCACGCGGTAGGTGTTGCCGGTGGACGTGTCGCGGAAATAGTCGTTGTACTCGATGGGAACGGTCTGATTGACCAGCGCGGAATATACCGACGTAACGCCCTCTTTTTCCGCCCTGCGGGCCTCCATTGAGGTGTCGAGCGCCTGATAGTTGAGAAATTCCGCGCCCTCAGCCCATGCGACGATGTAGCCGCCTGCGCCGTCCGGCGTTCGCGTCTTTTCCATCAGCACGCATTTGCTTGCAAAATCGTCCAGCAAACTCACGGTTCCACCCCCTTGAGCTTTCGCCAGTCGTTTAACCGCCCTCGAAAAGCGTCCTGCCAGCCGTTTAACGTGCCGCTGTCGCTTCCCGCGCTGCGTTTGGTGTAGGAGTAGCCCCCAAAGCTCTCGCTTTGATACGGGCTTGCAACGGCCTCTCCGTTCTTTTCCTGCCACGCGGAGATATCTTCGGCAAGTGCAACCACAGCCTTTGGCACCGCCAACACCCACACCGTCCCGGTAAAGGTTTCATCCGTCAGATCAACCGCCGGATACTTGTGCAGGCCGTCGTTAAACACAGAGCCGACGATGCGAAAATATTGATTAGTCAGGAGAAAGGGCAGCGCAATGCTGCCATTCTCCACGGTGAACGTGCCCTCGTGGATTTCCACAAGGAACCAGTTGTTCAAGTGCCGTAAGACCTGCTCAAGCATCACGCCGCCCCCTTATTTACGCAGTAGCCGGAGTAACGGTAGCCACGGCAATGCCGTCCAGATACTCCGCCCACAGCTTCATGCCCATGATGGCGTACATATCGCCGGTGGCGCGGCTGTAGTCGCCGTCGACGTGGACGCCGATCAGATTGGTCTCACCCTTTACGGTGTAGTTCAGGCCCAGCTTGGCAAAGTCGCTGTCGCTGGGATCCACATAGTACAGATCGATGTTCTCCACGGGCAGAGCGATCACCTTCTTCGAGGCGATGTACTTCTCGGGCAGCAGGAACAGAGTGCGGTAGCCCATGAAGTTCTCGACATAGTTGATGCCGAACATGGTCTGCACGGTGATTTCCTTGTCACCAAGGTAATCGTAAGCGTCGATGATGTTGGCAAAGCCCACCACCTCGGTCACGTCCTTATCCAGACCGGCAAACTTGTCCAGCACCTTGCCCTTAGCCATGGCCAAAGCGCGCTGCCACGTCTTCTCGGTCACCTTCAAAGTGCCGGTACCGAGGAAGGTATAGAAGTCGGTCAGGACCTTGTTCTGCAGGGCCACGAGGAAAGCCTCGTCGGTTTTCTCCACGGCAACGTCAGCGCCGTACTTCGCCACGCTCTCGATGGTCACGCTCTTGGCATACTTAGAAATGTCGATGTCGCCGTAGGCAACAGGCTCCACCTTCATCTTGGTGAAGGGGATCTCGTCACCTTCGGCCACAGTGCCGCCCTTGAGACCGCCGTCCACGCTGGCCTTGTAGGAAACCAGCTTCGTGCCGGGGGCCTTGCGGATGGGACGCATAATGCCCATGATGTTGCGCAGTGCGTCCCAGTTATCAGCGAAGCGGGACACGAAATCCACCTCACGGGCAGAAGTGGTAAACTGGGCAGAAGTTGTTACGTTAGTTTTCGCAGCCATAAATAGCTCCTTTCAAAAAATCAGTTGTTTTCGCTTGCCATCAGATCGGCAAGCGCTTTCTGGCGCTCCGCTGTAGACATCACATAGCGGCCCTTATCGTCCTTCTTGTAAATGTCCTCACGGGTTTTTGCGCCGCCGGTGTTCGACGGGGGATTGGCGGGATTTGCCCCGTGCGTCTGCGTGGTGGAGACCAGCCCCTTATAGGTGCCGTCTACGAGCGCATCAAGGCTCTTGGTGTCCTTGATCTTCTCGCCGTCCAGCTCCAATGCGGCCATTTCTTCGCCGCAGCCGCGCATCGCAAGGTCGAGATTCGCGCCGGTGATGTTTTTGCTCTCAAAGTAAGCACGCACGGCCTTTTCCTTCGCCGCCTTGCTCTCCTTTTCCGTGATGTCGGTCTTAAAGGCTTCAAAGTCCGAGTGTTCCTTCTCGTACTTCTCCTTATAGCCGCCGTCACCCGCTGCCTTGAGGTCATCCAATTCCTTCTGGACGCCGGGCAGCTTCTCCGCGTCCGCCTTGTACTTGCTGACGTCAGCTTTCAAGCCGTCCACGGTGTCGGTATGTGCCTCGATGATGGTATCCACCTGTTCGTCGGTGAGACCCATTCCCTTCAAAAGTTTGCGTGTAAGTGCCATTGTTCTATCTTCCTTTCCCTTGTCCGCAGTCCGTCGCGGCGATAGATTGTATAAAACCGCTGTACCTCGCGGGTTTTACCTTCTTGATAAAGTCCTTATCCATTTTTCAGCTCGCTTTCCAGAATGTCCCGATACTGCCCCGCATGGTCGGCGGCAGCGGGTTTCAGAAACGGCTGTGCCTTGTTACCTCGTGTGTAATGCCAATTCCCTTTGGCATCCTGATACACCCACGGCGTAGGCCGTCCGCCTCCGCCTTCGGCGTAAATGCCGGTGCCTAATTCAACGTACCCGCCGTACTCGGAATCCGTGCCGATGATCGCCGCCGGTTCCTGCTCGTCTACCATATGGGTGATGCTGTTGCGCAGATTGCCGGTGTCAACGGGGCACAGCTTTTTTGCATATCCCTCTGCCACCAGCCCGCACTTTTCAAGCCCCCGCAGCAGTGCCGCCTTGATCTCAGCAGAAACCTCCGCGCTGTGGTCGTGGATTGTAACGCTCATCGTTGCAAATACCCCTCTCCGCGTTTCTGTCGCTCCCATTGTGCAAATGTCATGTCAGGCAATGGGCCGTATTTGTCGCGTCTCAGCCCGTCCCACGTATCTACGCCGTCAACCTCGACCACCATCGTACAGCGGCAGTTATACACAAGATAGCCGGGTGCGGAAGTATCGCCGGGAAACATGATCTCATATCCGTCGACCTTAAAGGGCTTGTCAATGTCAGCCTGCTGGCCGTCAAGCATGGCGTGTGCATGGCGCGTCCTGTTGTCCAGCGTCGCTACCCACTCGCGTCTGAGCTTAATGCCCATCTTTTGCGCCGCCGCATAGCTGTCCATGCGTCCGGCGTTCTGCGCGCCGGTCACGGCGGTTCTGGCCGTGCGGATGGCGCTGTCTCGGCTCATGGTGGTAATGCGCTTTTGTAGGTCGTCCGCCATGTGCTTGATGCTCTTACCCTGCAAGATGGAGCTGGTGACACTGGCCGTAATTTGCTTCTTGCCGTATGCAAGATCGATCCCGCGTTTCAGCGCTCTGTCCTTTGGATAGTACGGCATCAGCCCCGGCTGCTCCACGATCAGGCGCTTCACCGTCTGCTCGTCCCACAGGTCAAAGCCGACATCCCCGGCCACGCTCTCGATGGTGTACGCCGCATAATTGCGGTTAAGGGAGTAGATACCCGGCGTTGCATCGTTTGTGTAGGACACCGCCACAGCGTTTGCATCGGTCACGCGGTGTGCCACCTTGTCACGCATGGCCTGATAGCGTTCCCCGCGCCCGATTTGGTTCAGCCGCCATTGCTTATAGTCGGCCTCTGTCCACTCCTTGCCGTTCACGACCTCGCCGATGAGGGCTTTCATTTCCTCATCGCGCTTGGCGAACTGCTCAAAATATGCGTCGATGGTAGCTTGCAGTTCTTCTCCCGCCTCGCGGTATACTTTTGCAATACGCCGCTCCAGCTTTGCAAGCTCCTTGTCGGTCAGCTTGTGGCCGAGGTCTTCGTTTGGCATTTCTGCCTCCGTTTCACAATATCGTCATAGTGCGGCTTTATTCGAATTACATTCCAGTCGCATTCTTCCGGCACTTTTCCGTAGAATATCACCCATTCCGGCGACAGCCGTTTTATCATTTCTTCGTAGCCACGAAGAAACAGCCGCTTGCTTTCCTTGTTCTGCTGTGTGCCTACCGAACTAACTGCAACTATTCCTCCGACTGGCTCGCCATCAAAGCACCAATCGTAACTATCCTCGTCGCTCCATGAAATAGATGGGTAGACCGTCATCCCGTGTAGTTGCCAGTACGCCGCCAGCCAGTGCTTGCGGTAATGATTGTATATCTGCATCGCAAGCGGCATGTCTGTGTAGGTGGAGAAGTCCGGCGCGCACACCGCCGCAAACTGCGACAGTTGCGGAATGTACTTGTCAGGCGTGTTCCAATACCGAATGAATTGATAATCGTCCACGAAGAAATGCACGATCTTGCTTTTCGTGTCTTTCGCCGTGTAATGGTAATTTACGGGGATAAACTCGCCATAGGGGTAATCTTTGACCGGCTCAATCTGCGGGATACCGTACTTTCCGACCCCTGGGAACATGAACTTGTCCAAATTTTCAAAGTTTATCATTGAAAATTGTTAAAAAGCCCTTGTGAATAGCTTTCGTTTTATGTAAGCAACGCTTTCATATTCGCCCACACTAATTCTTTGGACATCAAAACCCCTTGAGCGTATTTCGTTAAGTTGCTTGTTTAATTTGGTGACTTCCCTTGTTGGTGTGCTTCGGTCAACGCCGCTGAGATGCACAACGGCGGTATTCACATTTTCGAGGATGCCGTATTTGTCCTTTTTATTACCTTGCACTTGAACTGTTCCTTGACTGTTTTTCAAAACAGCGTGCGGCGTGCTCGTGTTTTCAATCCAGATAGTGTTCTGTGAGAGTTTTGCAACATCATTTTCTCTGGCAAAAAGGCGAGAACCAACAGAAACGCCTTGCACTGTGCGAACATTATTCTTCGTAGTGGCAGTTCCGCCACCGGCTCCACCTCTACCGCCCATCACTCTGCCTCCGTTTCAATCGTACCATTTCCATCCGCAAAGCTGCGGTCAATCTCTTCTGCTGCCTTCCGCTTTGCCATGTCCTCGTACTGGTCAATGTCGCCGTTGATGGTCAGCAGCTTCTTTGTGATGTATTCGTCATCGTAATACGCCGCGCCCAGCAGAATATTTTGTGTTTCCTCGCTCTTGTTGATGATCTGATTGCGCGTGTATGTCGGCTGATCTTCAATTCCTGCCAAACGCAGAATCTCAACAATAAACCGCGTGACCTCGGATTCAAACTTGTCCGTTTTCAAGTCCAGCGGCACATAGCTGGCCTTGATCGCCGTTGCCGTCTGGTTCCCAGCGGACACAGCCGCCGCGTCAAAGCACTGGAAATCCTCGTACAGCTTTTTCTTGAGCATATCAATGGTGCTGCTGGTGCCCTCATAGGGCGCCTCGATGGTCTTGCTCTCCACCTTCGCGCCATCATCGCCGTTGGCGTGGGCAACGTGCGTGGTTTTCAAGCGCTCCACAAATTTCGCGTCATCCAGATCGTCCATGCCGCTGCAGTTGGACAAGACCCAATAGATCAAATTCCCCTCGTCCACGTTGTTGACCATGTTTGAGGACGCAAGGTCCAGCGCATCAATGGTATTGCGCTTGCCGACGATTTCGGACAGGCACCGCTTATTGTTTTTCAGCGGCACGATAGGGAAACTCGGATAATTGCCGCCGTCGTAAATCTCTGTTTCGCCGACTTCGGCTTTGCGGATAACGAGCTTATAGCTGCGCTTCTCCTGCAATACGCTCATATCTTTGTTTTTTGGCTGGAAATACTCGGTGAACCCATCCAGCTCGTACAGCGTCGCTCTCAGGGGCTTATCCTGCGCCACCTGCCAGAACCGGATACCGGCCTTCATTGCGCCGTCCTCCTCATCATAGAGGGGAACGAACTCAAGCAGGGAGAACACCCGCAAATGCGTCAAATCCCAGAAGCCAAAGGACACACCCGCGATTTTCGCCTCACGCGCCGCGTTCATGACTTCCTGATCGAAGTCTGGGCATAGCTTGTTCGGCGTTTCCTTCTCCGCAAAGGTCACGCCATTGCCCAGAAGATAGGAAACCTCCTGATCGACCGCTAGCCCGAAGAAGCGGCTGGCCAGCTTATGGTTTGCCGTCCACATATCCGTGTGGCTGCGCCCCTGCATATCATAGATAATCTTCTCATAGCGGTTAATGGTCGGATTCAGGCCGTTGTAATATTCCTCAGCATCCGCCGCCGTCTTATACGCCGTGCTCTCGCGGTGCTCATTGATCGTGCTGCGGACAAACTCAATGCGCGCCTGCTCGTTGTCGCCGACCGCCACAAGGTCGTTATATGTTTTGATAGCCGCTCACCGTCCTATCTGTTCCAAATGGGGGTATAATCGCTCTTGCCCTTTTGGCCGGGCACTCTCCATATCGATTCCGTCGCATATCGGCACGCATCAATATGGTGGTTGTTTGCGTCAGGATAGCCGCTGATGATCTCTCCATCGCGGTTCCGCTCGTATTCGTAAGAAACAAACTCTTCTGCTGTTTTGGGGCATTTTGCCTTGTCAATTACAATGCTCGACAAGCCCTGCAACCATTGCATAGATCGTTCAATGCTTCCCGGCCCTTTTCTTGCGCTAATGCAGCGTAAGCCGAATTTTTGATAATCCGCAACGCTCTTAGGCTCTGCGCCGTCTGCTGTGATGAGGTCATCGCGGGTCAGGCCATAATCAAGCAACATATCAGCCGTTTCTTTGTTTCTCTTTTTGTTTGCGGTCATTTCCGCAAAAATGTATAACGTGCGTCTTGCAGCGTCGTAATAGCAACGGTTGAATGCCCACGGGTCGGGGAAATATCCCCAGTCAACACCGTTATAAATGCGGTCGAACTGCGACATTTCCTCGTCGGTGATTTCTCGCAGTTCCAAATTCTCAAACACATTGCCGCCGGTTCCTACCGGAATGCCGAGATACTCGTGCTGGTACGCACGCTCGTCCGTCTCTTTGAGGTGTTCCGCTTCTGCAAGAAACTGTTCTCCCAGCCACTCCGGCGGTGCTTGCAGATACGTTGACTTGTGGCACAGCCGGTCGGCGCGTTCCTCCAAGCTGTCTTTGTTCGCCCAGTTGTCGCGCGAAATTGGTGGGTTATAGCTTTCAAAATTCCAAAACACCGAGCCGCCGCGCATTGTGGACTGCAAAATGGTTCGGATTTCCGCACGTCCGGCAAACTGGTCTTTTTCCTCAAAGTGCGTCACGGCAATGTAGCCGAACGGCACCTTGATAGATTTAATCTTCATTGGATCGTCCGCGCCGCGAAACATGATCTTTTGGCCTGTCGGCTTGTAGATCAGCTCCATCGGGGAAACCTTCGCTTCCCAATACTGAGCCGCGCCCAACTCGCCAATCGCCCAAATGTACTGCGCATAAACGCTGTCTCGAATGGTATTTGCCACCTTACGGAGAACCAGCGCGTGACAATTTCGGTTCTGCTCCTGCATCAGAATCAGCGGGACAAGGATAGATACCGTCGAAGACTTTAGCGAACCTCGCCCGCCGCTGAAATCGTAATGCGTGTGCCCATGTTGAAACACGTCTTTTGCAATGCCATAGAACACCGGCGCGATTTTTTGCGAAAGAAGTATCTTAGACATCGATAACCACCATCACGCCATCGTCCTTGTTATCTCCGGTTTTCTCTTGCACCATCGCCCACTTGTCAATCAGCGTCCCCATCGCCGTTGTGATCTGGCTGAGATTTGCCGCCGCCAGCTTCTCCGGGTCATTGAGCATTTCAAGCCCCTTGCCGATGAACGAACACACAAGGTCTTTGTGGTCGTTCATGTATTCCATCACATCGGCGGTGTTCTCTTCTTTTTTTTTCTCGCACTTTTCCACAATGTCGGCATTCGCCCGCACAAGGTTCTTGACAGTCGTTGCGGACACGCCGTTGATTTTCGCTGTGGCGCAATAGTTGTTCGTCTGCACATAGTCCGCCAGTATTTTCTTTTTCTGCCGGTCTGTCAGACGCGCAGCCATTGTCACCACCTCGCATATTGTTTGCAACAACGTCAATCTCGTTAAAGTATGTTTGTCTACATACATTCCTGTATTTCGTATTCTTCCAAAAAGCGGAGATAGCAGTTCTCGCACATATAACACAATAACCTTGGCGGCATACTACTGCTCTCTGCTGTGTATAACGGGCGCATCATTCGTTTTAGTTGCGTCCGCCCACACCTTGGGCACATTGCGTACCAACTATGCACAGCCGCCCTCCTTGTTTGCTACCAGCCCCCGCCCCTTGGCCTTACATAGCAGACTTTACCCGCCCCGAAGGGCTACAACGACGCCCACAATGGGCGTTATTCTTTTCACAGGGTCCCGGCATTGCGCTCTGTTTGAGTTGCTTACACAGCGGCCTAATCATACGATTGCCGCCACCACGCCACATCCATTAACCGCCTCGGCACTCGCGCAGAGTGTAGCAATGCCGGTATCCCACGGAACTTTTCAGCCCTGCGCCGGTACGTCGGTCGCATCCGTTCATCTTTACAAAGCCGGTGCCAGCCAATATATAAATTTCTTCGTCCTGCCGCTTTCGTACAGCGCACAGGCAAGCCCCTTGTAGCGGTCTTACCCTTCCGTGGTGCCGCAATGCGGTAGCATACATCTGGTACGGCATTGCAGTCCTGCCCTGCTTTAGCGCTTCGGGGAAAGTCCCCGTCACTCGCTGTGGTCTCCCCTTACGGGGCACCTATGCCGTGTATGTGCAGATCCCGCTTAGATTGTCACACGCTCATGCCCGCTTGAGGCCCCGCAAGCATTTCAAGCGCTTTCATCAGTAACGGCAAGGAGGACGCATCCCCACGCGCAGTTTTCAGCAGGCATTGTCATTCTCTGTGAGGCGTTCTGCGTACTCTCACATCATCCGGGAGCTACCCGGCCTCTGGCACGGACAGTTGGGAATCGAACCCACCGCACACGGTTTTGGAGACCGCGTCGCCACCTTGGTACATTTGCCCGTATATGTCTCCCCTGGGATACATCGGTGAGAGGTGCGGGGAGTCCTGTCATTTTTGCCCTCAACCGCCCGCCCTTCGGGGCGGGCTATCAAGGGAGGAGGAAACAGATGAAAAAGCAGAGGCGTGAAGAGCCTCGCCCCCATCACGCCTCTATTTTTGCATAGGTTTTTCTTATTTTTCCCCTTAAAAGGGGAATTTTCAAAATTTTTTTAGATAATCGTCCACGGTCATCGGATTATCCGTCCTTCCGAGCAGATAATCGACCGATACCCCGAATTTATCGGCGATGCTTTCCAATGCGTCCGTTGTGGGCGTAGCCTCCCCCGCCTCGTACCGCCTCACCGCGTCACGGTGCAGACCACATAGTTCAGATAGGACATATTGCTTTATTCTTTTTCTCTCCCGTAAGCGCTTCAAACGCTCGGGAAATGCGTTCATACCACATCCCCCATTCCGATCTGCTCAAATTCAGGCTTTGCAAACAAGGGAGCAAGCATCTTTTCTTTCGCTGCCTCGTAAAACCCCTTGTCCACCTCAAACCCATACGCACTGCGCCCCATCTCATACGCTGCGCGAAGCGTAGAGCCGCTTCCCGCGCACGGGTCAATTACGACGTCTCCCTCGTCCGTGAATACGGAAATCAGCCTTTTCAGCACGCTTACCGGCTTTTGTGTCGGATGCACCTTTGGATATTGACTGCGCTTGTCCCTATCCCACGCAAACCAATCAAATACCATGTGCCGCTCGCCATCCGAACCAACGTTACGGAATTTCGGCAGCTTGTCCCTATAAAGGACAACCGCGAATTCTGTTGCACCTACTATTTTCATGTTGGCTTTCAGCACCTGTGCAGAGTAGTTTTTACAGAAAAACAGCGGATAGCTTTTCATGAACCCGTAGCGCTTGCCGTATTCAATCACCGTTTGCATCTGCTCAAACGCGCAAAACACGATCATTGCCGGAGCCTGCCCCTTTTCCTTCGGTTCCTTGCGCAGCATACGGTTACAGAAGTGCATGTACTCCGCAATTTTGAATGTTCCGTCCGTGTGAAAAAAGCTCTGCTTTGCCAGCTTACTTTCACCGTTTTTATTATCCCCTCCGTTGTACCACATCGGATTGCTTGCATAGGCGTCCACGCCGATGTTATAGGGTATATCCGCAATCACCAGCTGCGCTTTTGGAATATTGTATCGCTTAAAATTCTGAAAATTGTCATGGTATAACTCGCATTTCATGCCAGCACCTCCTCCGGTCGGAAACTTTCTTTGATCTCCTTGCCGTCTACCATGATCGCCACGGTCACATAGCGCCGTTGCGGATGGATGTACGTCACCACGCCGGCGCGGATCGGGTACAGTTTTTCGCCGCGCGCCTTTCCAGGAAACTCCTCCGGAACCGTCATAAACTGCGCTCGCACCTTGTCGCCTACTTTCATTCCGCACCTCCAAACGCTTCCTCAAACGTCAGCCCGCTCTCTCTGAGGATGCCTTTGATCACGTCGATGGTATGCTGATTGTTCCCCGACAGCCACCACCAGATGTTACTTTTGGAAATGCCTACCGCATCGGCAAGCTGGCGGCGCGTGTACTGTCGCTCGCAAAATACCTTTTTCAGCGCCGGATAGACGCAATAGGGATATTCGATCATTTTCTCCCCACCCTCCGTTTGTATCGGTCTTTTGACCTCTGAATGTAATTGATCATCGCGCTTTCCTCGGCTATGCTGGCCGTTTCGTTGCTTTTTGCCTCTTTCTTTTCTTTCAGCCACGCAGCGTATCGTTCACAGGTCGAATGACAGCCGACGTGCCGCTCCTGACAGTTAAAGCAACTCATATCATCCCACCTCGTACTGCGGACAGGCGAGCACGCGATAGCTTGTCTCGTAATGCTTCTTGTGTCGGTTTGTGTGCATTAAAATCCTTGTTCTGATTGCGTGCCACCCCTCGACCGGCTGCCACTTCAGCTTCCGCGTTTCCTTGTCGCATTCCGACCAAGGGCATTTCCCGCAGGCGTTCTTACAGGTCCAGCAGAGTGTTTCGCTTTGATTTGCCATTTATACTTCCTCCACCCAGATGCCAAATCGCTCCAGCATCAATTTTTTCTTGATGATATAGTCCTTTGTCTTAAAGCCCTTTGCGTCCTCTACGATCGTTTTCCCGTCACGGGTATACACGAAGTCAGCTATGTATGTAACTGCCCTCACAGCGGCTCCTGTTGGCGTCCTCTGCGCCCCCACGAGCTTGTACGTCTGCTGTAGCTTCAAATCGTGTATTTCCCCCGCATCCAGAAGCAGCCGCAGCTCATCGTAGCGATCTGCCTCGTGCTTGCTGTCAAACGTAATGCCATGCCGCACGGTTTTGCGGTTGTGGTACTTGCCCGTTTTTTGAGCAAGTACCTTTTCAACCACCTGTTTTTGTGCCGCAGGCCCGAGACGTGCAAGGTCAGATGCCGTCAGGTTCATTTTTCCCTCCCGTCTGTCACCATGACCACGCGCACCTTGCCGAACTGCTCAAGTGCCATTGCCACGGCCTCCTTGGTCGCCAGCTTGTCGCCGTGGTCCTCAATGTCGATGATGATGCGGATCATGTGCCGGACTCCTTTTTAAGCCTTGCCTCCATGAGCGCCTCACGGGGGTCTAAAATTTCAAGCAATCTTATCCACATCAGTCCTCACCGTCCTTTCTCTCGCCGTAGCTGCAAAAATCATCCAACTGCACCCGATTCCATTGCCTGCCCCAAATCGAGCAAAACAATCCTGGACCATCTATGTCTGTCGTTCTTACGCAGTGCGTGCAGTCCTTACATCGCACCGCGGGCACTGCATCCACCGTGGGGCAAGCATCAACCACCCCGCTTACTTCATCCAGATTGTTGTCACCTCCGGCCTCAATGTCCATCTTCGCCCCGCAGTTGGGGCAGTAATCCGACAACAATTCGAACCCATTTACAAGCACTTGCGCTGCATCGTGGCAAACAGAGCACTCGTGCCTGTCTGGTGACGGAACAAAGTTTCCTGCTTTTTCCCACGAAATCCACCGCCAATGCACCACCGGGGCAACATCAGCGGCGGGAATCGCCTTTATATCGGCGCAGATATTCCAAGCTACCGTGTCTCCACAAAAATCACTTTTCCGCAGACACTCTCTATACTGTTTATCACAAGCGGTAACTGCCGCTGCGCGCTCAATATAATCATCCATTGTCAGCCCTCCTCCACATAGCACCAGCTCTGGGGCGGGCGCTTGATCTGTAAGCTCTCGTTTCCGCAAGTTCCGTTGTTTTCCCAGTACATGGCACAGCTCTCGCAATACCAGCTATTTTTGCATGCGCGCCGAAACGCCGTCAGCTCCCGCGGCTGGTCATAGATACGAAGATCGGAGATATGCCACGCAAAGCAATTCTTCCCGCCTGCGTATGTATGGAGATTCGCTTCTGTAAGACACGCCTGGTTGACAAGCTCCTTTTCAATATTGTGCAGTCCTCCGGCCAGCCTCTTCCAATCATCCATACAGACATTATACAAGGGCGTGACACAATCACATACGAATTCCCCAATGACCTTGCCGCCGCCGTAAAACTGTGGCCTTGGATAGTCCGTCGCAATGAAGTCCTCGTGCGGATATTTTGGCAGCGTGCAGTAGATATAGCACTTAAACGGCGTGTTCATCTTCGGACGTGTCTTGCGGACCTCAATAGTCTTTTCGCCGTTGGCAATCTTTTCGCACCACTTCGGGCGGACGCTTAGCATGACAGCCTTACTCATTTCTTCATCGCCTCCAATGCTTTCTCAGCCTCCTCGAGGGTGAGAAAAACGGAGTGCCCAACACGATCCAAATCGCACAAAGTAAAGATACCCCTCTTAATTTCCGGTTCGCTTTCATCTGGGTAAACCGCAATCGGATAACGGATATAATATGTCGCGGTTCCAACCTGGCACGGCAGCACCACCAGCCGACCTTCCTTGTCGGCCTCGGCCAACTCGCGCAGGCGGTCGGTGCTGATGTCTTTCACCGCTTCCAGACGCAGCGCATTCTCGGTGCGCAGCGCCTGCCCTCTGCCGTAAACATTTATGACCTGCTCAATTTCCTCCGGCGTCCACCCCGTGTCCTCGTAGGCGGCGAGGCGGCTCCACGCCGCTTCTTCCCACTTGCAATTCATGGCGCAGTTCCCGCCAACTTCGAGGCATTCGGGGCCGCGAAAATGTGTGCAGCAGATACCGTTTTCGTGCGATGTTTGCTTGCTATGTTTTGTCAGGCGTTCCATCACTCCACCTCCTGCATCCAAAACTCGCGGCGGCAAATATCACAGCCTCTTCCAGTCGGGCAATGCCCGCGTAACGTTGTATCAACAAGGCATGGGTCTAAAGCAACGTTATGTGTGTTCGTATATATTGGCGCATTTGGAAACTGCTCCAGAAACACGCTCTGCCGCGTCTTGAGCTGGTGCGCAGCAGACCATTCCTCGACCGCAGCAACGATCCGCTTGTAGTCATCGTCAGACGCAAAGGAGTTGAGTGCGCATCTAACCTTTTCACACGGGCAGCCCCTGCACGATCCACAAAAAGAACGGCACATCCTTTTTCTTTCTTTCAAAAATTCTAACGCTTCCATCTTCTTACCTCCTCCAACGACATCCGTTACAGGCTCCCTCATGGGCCAGCGTGTAGTTCCCGCATTTCAGGCACAGTTCGTTCCGTAGTGCGTCAATTCCTTTCGCCTGCGCCTCGATCAAGTCAGCAGCTTCCGCCAGATCGTCGCACAGGGTAATGGGCATTTCCCACTGGTTCCCCTCCGCCCATTCAGCGTGCTCACGCAGCGCATTTACGAGTTTTGTATCTCTCATAGTTCCTCCCTTATGTCTCCTCCCCATTGCTCCGCCATAGCTTTGGCGATGCCAGGGAAGGTTTTGCTTCTTGCTTTTGCCGTACGCGGGTCATTCCATCGCATAATCTTACCAGTCTCGTCTTTTGCATAGTTTGCGCTTGCCCCCACACTGTATCCACCTGGCAAAATATCTCCTGCATCTACAATGTTTGTCGGTCGCAAAGCGGGTAAGCCTTTTAGCCATAGGCAAGTCTTTTTTCTTGCGTGGTGCCCGAATTCATACGGCTGGATAATACAGTCAGGCTTACGATAGTGTGTAGACATATATCCGACCGGATTTTCTACCGCGATTTTACAAACGTTGGCATTTACAAAGGCCAGGAAAAACGCCGCAGCTTCTTCCCGCAACTGCACCCGTCCGACCGCCTTTTCGCCATATTTTTCCGTGTTAAACCAGCGATTCCCTGTAACGGTTAGGTATGTGCACGGCGGGTGCGCGATCAGCAAATCCCATTTGCCGACGTCATGCGTCTCCCCGTCCATTGTGGTCACTTGCCCCCCATCGATGGCCTTGAGCGCATCGCCTAAGATGTGCCACTCAGGATGCCCACCGGACGGCTCCTGAATGTCACAGGAATATGCCTCATGCCCCAATGCCCGGAATGCCTTGCAGACTTCTTGCGATTCCTCGCAGGCAACTAAAGCCTTCATCTCAATACCTCACTCCGATGTAATCCAGAACCCGACCATAGCCAAGCCCATTTTCATTGGGTTTCCATAGCCCATCCGCGGGGTCAAACTCCCCGCCGCCGATGCAAAACTCATAGTGCTTCGGGTGCGTGTGCTTCATGCGCTCAAAACGATTCTCGCCTTTTTCGAGATGAGCCCCGAACGCGCAGAACATACATCCTGTTCGTTGGCACACCGTGCAATGCAGTTTGCAGCCGATCAGCGTTTCGTTGTAGTCGTTCTCACCGTCGCTGGCCACGATGTCGCCATATACGCTGGCGATAGGTAGCTCTCGGTCTACGATAAACCGCAGCACATCCTGCTCCGTCCAGAAACTCATGGGCTTTCCCATCGGGCGCTTGCCCTCAAAGGCGTTGCAGCCGGCCATTCCGGCAGCGGCATCCAGTGCGTGACAGCGGATTGTGTGAGATACCATCCTTCAAGCACCCAGCCGTCAGCGCCAAGATATCGCCCGACATCAACGATGTCCCCGTGGATATGCGGGACAAAAACAAGCACCTTTTGCATGGAATCCTCCGGCAGGCGCTCCGTCACGGGGACCCACCGTGTCCGCTCCTGCGCCACGGCGATCTCCTCGGCATAGCGTGCGCAGCGGTCGGTCAGCTTTTCGATCAGATCGGCGGCTGCGTCCAGCAGCTCCCGCTTGCTGCGGCTCTCTGTTACGCGCAGGGCGGACACAATCTCTTTTTCTGTCATTTTCATTTCCTCCTCAGATATTCTTTCATTTCAGCCGGTAGTTTTTGGATCCGGTAATATTCAGTACGCAGCCTTTCGACCGCTCCGCAATGCGCGAGCCTATCGCCTCGTCCCAGTCCAGCACGCGCGAGATCGTCCACTCGGAGCTGATGATTGTCACAAGGCTTGGCTTGATATACCGCGCATTGAGCAGATCAAACGCAATGTTGCGATCGGCCTCTGTCGCCGTTCCCTTGAGAAAATCGTCAATGTACAGCACCTTGACGCTTTTCAGTGGATCAATGGCATCTTGATATGCCTCGGCATCGTTGACCTTTGCTTTGATGGCCGGAATATCCGCACGCCATTGCACATAGCGCACCGGTAACCCGGCGTCCATGAGCTTCCCGCACATCGCCGTGCAAAGATGTGTTTTCCCGCTGCCGGGGCTTCCTCCGGCGTAAAACCATCTTCCGCGCCAATCGGCAAGATAGCGTTCCGCTGCCTCTTTGGCCTGCTTCTGCCACGGCTTAGTCGCGCGGTAGTTCTCCATCGTGCATCTCTGCAAAAGCTCTTTAAGCCCGCTTTTTTCGATGCGCTGCAGATTCCTTTTGCGGATGGAGCATTCGCATTCCCGATACTCCGCGTTTCCGTCTGCTGACCTCCGCACGGTGTACCCCACTCCGCCGCAGAGTGGACATTCGTCAGAGATTGACGGCTCCGGGGACGTTCCATTTTTTCGCATCTCGTCCAGTATCGTGACCATGTCCATTCATCGCGCCCCCTTTCTTCTCCAGCTCGCGCTTTTCCCATAGCTGGAATTTCTGTTGCCAGTTGTAGACCGGCTTGCCCTCGGTATCCCTCCACCCGGCGACGGAGTAAAACTCGTAAAATGGCTTTGGGTCAATAAGCCCTCCGCGCAGTTTGGCGTATTCGGCAACCTCGTCAAACGTGGGAACCTTTCGTGAGAGAGATATAGAGAGAGAACTATCGTTCTCTTTCTCTCTCTCGTTCTCTTTCTCTCTCTCTTTCTCCCCCTCTTTATCCTTGCGGGTTTGTTCCGATTTGTTTCCACTTTGTTCTTTTTTTGTTTTTATTCTGTTCTGCCGATTCGCTGCTTTGTTTCGACCGCTGTCCAGCGTTGGCCGAATCAAAGTGAAAACAGCGTGGGGAACTCCAGAAAGACATGGCTCGCTTTCATCAAGCGCATAATCGCAGATTGCCAGCACAACGGCCTTGAAATCTTTTGCGTTGAGCGCTCGAAGCGCGTCCCTGTAACTTCGGTAAAAAGTGAATTGATTACGCTCCATCGCTTTACTCCTTCGGCTTTGCCAACAAAGAAACCGTCGCACCGTATCGCGTCATGACCTCTGCAATATCGGTCGCGTCACTCTCGGACACTTCAGACAAGACAATGACCGCCCTTTCGTGCGGTGAAACGATATGCACCTCGTATCTCATGCTGCACCTCCATCAAAACGGAAGGTCCCCATCGTCCTCGACCTCGCTAAACTCGCCCGGGCTGCTTGATGCGGGGCTGTATGCGGCGGGTCCGTCCTGCGGCTTGCTGTCGGCAAAGTACACGCTATTGGCGATGATCTCGACCGAGCGGCGCTTATTGCCGTCCTTGTCGGTCCAGTCTCGCGCCTGCAAGCGACCGTCTACCACCACCTTACGCCCCTTGGCGCAGTATTGCGCGGCAAACTCCGCCGTGCGCTCCCACGCGACCACATCAAACCAGTCCGTTCCAGCGTCTTTGCCGTCGCGGTCGACGGCGATGGGAAAGCTGGTGACCGCCTTGCCGCTCTGCGTGCGGCGCAGCTCAAGGTCCTTTCCGATGCGTCCCATGACGCTGATCCTGTTCAAGCTCATTTCAATTCCTCCCTGTTTTTTCTGTAAATCATGTTCTCCCGTGTCCAGCCCTTCAGCGCGTCAGGGTGCTGTGGCAGGTTGCTGTAAACTCGTACCCAAGGTATCATAGGCGGCCTCCTCACTTTGGTGTTGGTGCAGATAGAGTACACGGCTCTTACCGATGGCGGCGTTTTGGGCGAGCCATGCGCGCGCCTGCTCGCGGGATAGATGGCTCTCCATCGCGCGGCTCTCATAGCTGAATTCTCCCGCCTCCAGCTTGCGCTTCATGCGCTCCTGTATCTCCTCTTCGCCGTAGTTGGCTTCGATCAGATAAAGGTCGTAGGCCAACGCAGATACCCCATTCAGCGACGCGCAGTCCGTCGCATAGAAGATGCTGTCGAAACCGTCCGATTTCTCGCCGTCTGCAAACTGAATATGCCACGCACAGTTCGGAACATCATGCGGAATTGGGTCGTACCATACATAAGCGGAAGTGCTTTCGGATAAAAGGTAGAACAGATCGTGACGCTGCATAGCCTCATCGGTCACGCGGCGGTCCACGCCGATGCGTCCCATCGGTTCCATGAGCCACGGAGGGACGCACCAGCGCAGCGCAGGGCGCAGGAAGTGCAGGCGCTTAATGGTCTCGGGGTTGAAATGGTCGCCGTGAACGTGCGTCAGCAGGACGAGCCTCAATCCCTTGCAGTATGGTTCGAGTTCCCGAAAGGGAACGCCGCAGTCAATGAGGATTTCATCATTCAGCAGTACGGCGTTCCCCTTGGAGCCGGTCGAAATGACCTTGACCTTACAGATCATTCATGCTCACCTGCTTGGGGGTGCCGGCCTTTCCGTCGTCCGGCGTACCGAGGGCATCAGCGGGAGCGGGCAGCTCGTCCTTGACCTCGCCTGTGGTCTCGTCCACTTCGACGGTCGGGAGATCAAAATACTGCTCGCGGCTCGCGCGTCCCTCTTTCAGTGAGGTATACACATTACGCAGGCGCACAATGCTCTGCGCCGTGAACGCTTCGGCCTTGCAGCCGATGTACTTTTCAAGGCACTCCATCGGTACGCCGAAGTCGTCCTTGAACGCCTGTCCCATCTTGCGTACGCGGTCGATCATGGGTTCATCGCTCTTTCCCATCATCGTCTTGGTACACGCCGCAAGAGCGGCGTCTACCACGTCGCCGGGGATAATGCCAAGAATGCACGCGCGCATACGGCGCGCGCCCTGATTGGCGACCATTTCATAGATGTCGCGCGGGTCGGTGAGGGCAACGCTGCCTTTCTTGGTGTAGCGGATATGCGGCACGGTGAAGATCTTCGTCTGGCGGGTGTTGGTCTCCAAATCCCAGCAGTAGGCCATGACGGTACTCTCGCCGTTCTTCTGCTCCAGCTCGGTAATGCCGAAGTCGAGGTTGCCCCAGTTTTGCGCCATGACCTCGGCGAGACGGATCGAGGGGCCGGTCACGTTCTCGCCGCCGCGCGGGTATTCATAGATCGCGCGCTCGGCAAGGCTCTTGCGCTTGCAGGCGTTGAGAATGCGGTTGTTCGCTTCGATCTCGTCACGGGGAAAACGCTTGGCGACGACCATTGCCGCCTGTACCTCCTGCGCCTGACGGGAGATCATCATTTCGGTGTTCACGCTCTTGGCGCTCACAACTTCGGTGCTGTTGTAGGTCTGCATTTCGTTCATGGTAATATCCTCCTCAAATAATCATTCGTACTGATAGCCATTGCTGACAAGGAATTGCTTCAAAAGGCGCAGGCGCTCGCGCGTATCGGTCACGCGGAACGACACCGTGAGGCGTTCGACCGCCGCCTGCTCCACGCGCTTCGGGACGACCTGCGGGGCCGCTGCGCCGGTATCCTCGCGGACGGGTGCTCCGGCAGCGCGGGCCTCCTCCATTTCCGTGCGGCGTTTCACGGCCTCGCGCTCCTCCTCGGCGCGGCGGTGACGCTCGTTGACAACGGAGATCGCAAGCGAGAGGTCGAGGTTCTTTTTGTACTCCACCATGATCTCCGGCGCGTTCTCGCCCATCGTGCCGATGGTTTTCATGTCCTGTGCCACGCCGTCCACCTTTAGCTTGATCTGCTCCATGAGCTTCTTCGGCGTCTTGGCTTTGGCGCTCGCCATATCGACCTTAACGCCGGTCTGCCCGAACGAAAGGAAGTCGATCTCGTTGACCGCGCATAGCTCCCGAAAATAGCCCAGCAGCATTTCCTCGCAGCGGCTCTTGATCTCGCTTTCCGTCGCGTCGATCTTGGCTTTCAGGTCTGCGTCGGCGCGCTTGTACGGGTCGGCGATGCACTCACGGTAGACGGCTTCGAAGCTGTCGTACTTCTCCATGATCGCGGCTTTAATGGCCTTGCGCTGGGTCTCGGCGTCGGCAAACTCGCGGTTCATCTCGGCGCGAATGTTCTTCACGCTGGTTAAGGTCTCGTCGGTGCAGACAAGGCTCATTGCCTCTGCGACGCGCTGCTCCGTCTGCTCCTTCCGGCTCCTCAAATGCTCCTCAATCACGGGGAGTTGCGTCACTTTCATCAGGGTGCTATCCATCTTTGGTCTCCTCCAATTCCTCAAAAAATTCTTCGCCGCAGTACGGGCACTCGGCGTTTGTAGACCATGTAAATTACGACCTCCCCGCTTTCCGTATCATCTCCGACAGGCCGTATGTCCGCCCGACAATAGACGCTATCCGAGCCATCTCGATCTTACGGAGCACTTCGGCTTCTGCCGGGTCGTTTGACAAGTAGTAGCCCTTGCCAAAGTTCATGATGCAGTATTCATCGCCGTCCTCCTCGCATCGTGCCGCCTCGATCACCTTGCGCAAGTGCCGGTCTGTCCAGCCGGTCATTTCGCAGAGCTGCCAGCGGCGCAGCGCGTTCTGCGCGCCGACGCGAAGATGGTTTCGCAGAGTGATAACATCGTCCGTCATGGCGACACCTCCTTGTAAACGTAAGCGGTTTGGACGCCAAACTCCCGCGCGGCCTGATGGTCGTCAAAAAATACGTCGATGCGGTTCTCCTTGATCGCGCCGCCGCAGTCCTCGGCAGTGTATGTATGGCTCGTGCCGTCGGCAAAGTAGATCGTGACAGAGGATCCGTAAGGGATCACGCGAGGGTCAACCGCGATCGTGCGGCCCTCCGTGGCGGTCGTTCCGGTCGAGGTGATGCCGTCGGTCTTGCCGCAGCACTTCATGCACGGACAATAGGCGGTTAGCGTGAACTCGCCGATCGGTTCGCCGATGGTAAGTTCCGCGCTCCCCTCTGCGGGCTTGTCTTCACCTGGTAGCTTGTCCTCGATGATCGGCGGCTCGCCCTTGTACGGCTGCCCGGTGGTTTTAACCGTTAGGGCTGCGACGATGATAAGCATCACCGCGAGGAACAGGCAGACGGCGGCGATGCGCGCCGAAGCGTCGGCCTTGCGCTGCTCGCGTGTGCGTCGGTCGCGTCTCATGCCCTGCCCTCCAGCTTGTCCAGCGCTCGCATAACCCAATGCGTCACAGTGCCGATGCCGATAAAGATAAACAGCGTGCTCATGCCTTTTCTCCCTTCTTCTCGTTCGGCACAAGGCCGACAAACTCAAGGCCGCGACCGCGTGCGTAAATCTCGCCCATGATCGTCCCCAGCTTTACGGGGTCAGGCGGCGTGACCCATATGATCTTGTACTCGGGTTTTTTTCTCATTGCATTTTCCTTTCCCCTGTGTTACAATGAGCACAGGACACAATATCTGTGCTGAGATTTGTTCCTTCGCCCTGTTCGGTCTGGTACACCGAGCGGGGCATTTTTTACTGCCCGTCGCTGGATTTTAGAAGCGCATCCACGGTCACGCCGTAGTGCTTTGCCAGCTTCTTGACTTGGCGCGGGTGCGGGTGGCACACGCTCTCTTTCCAGTTTTTGATCGACGTCTGCGATACGTCGATTTCTTTTGCAAGACGGTAATTCGTCTCGCCGCGCTCAGTTTGCAGCCGAGCCAGATTTTCAGGGAAACTCAATTCATTAACTCCTTTCTAAGTATTGCCCCCTTTACTTCCCGCGTGGTAAAATGGAGTATTGAAAGGGGGTGAAATCTTGAATTCTGTTGAAAAGTATGCGTTTGATACCGCAAAAGAAATCGTCATCGCCAAAATGACAAGCTCAACAACATCTTCCGACAAAGCCGGCGGGAAAAATGTTGCTGATTTCTTCGAGGAAATCTACGACCGCCTGTTGACCCTGTCTAACAGCAAAAACTAACCCTTCTGCATATCAGCCAACACCTGTGCGACCGCTGCAAGAGCTTCCACCTCTGCGGCGGTCGAACTCTGTTTCGAAAACCTCTCAACAACCTCGATCAGAGCGTTCTCCAACCGGTCGTTAATAGTAGCGTTCACTTTTTCACCTCCAAAATTAGAGTATTCTATTGACAAATTGGAGCAATGGTGATACTCTAAGTTTGCGACAACTATATGTTTCTCACCAGCCCGATTTGCCGGGGTGGTCAGGTCTCTTATTGCCTATCCACGAAAAAGATTATACTTTAAGTTGAAGCATAAGTCAATACAGGTTGAAGTATTATTGTGACGAAGTTGAAGGGATATTTTTATGAGCTTTGCACAAAACTTGAAGTATATAAAAGAAAAAGAGAATCTAACCAATTACCGACTTGCAAAACTTTTCGGTTGCAGTCAATCGTCTCTTATTAACTGGCTTGATAACGGTGTTGTTCCGCACCCAAAAACCCGCCAGAAGATCGCCGACCATTTCGGCATCACGCTTGCCGCGCTGGACGGTGACGAATTGCCCATTCTGCCGCCGCAGGGCGCAAAAAAAGCCCCCGATCCAAAGATCGAGGGCGTAAGTCCTACCGTTCAAGAGCTGTTTGATTTTATCGACACGGCGACCGATGTCGAGCTGAACGAGTTGTTGCGCTATGCGCAGTTTTTGATGAGTAAGCGATGAATGATTGGATAAAAGATGGCTTGCCGACCGAGCGTATACGTGAGGAGGATTCGGTCGTTGGGCAGATGAAGCGCTTAGAAGAAGAGCGCATCAATGATTTTCGCAATTATGTTGCCTACCAACAGGCCGAGAATGACCGGAAGGAGAGACAGGCGGTCATTGATCGCCAGAAGCAGAGAAAGCACGACTTTGTCGTTGCCGGCTTCTCCAGCGTCACAAGCGTTTTGCTTACCTTGTTTGTTGAGCATTTTCATAAGGTTCTCTCCTTTGTTCTTTCGATTTTCTCCTGATCTCGCGTGCAGCAAGCAACAATGCGTTTTGCTGCGCGTCGCTCATCGTGAGAATTTTTTCTTTCAGCTTTTCTCTGATCATTGTATCACATTTCGCGTCATTACACAACATCTTGCGTCCCTCCGTTTAGCTCTAAGGCTATTTTTTGCTCCTCCTCCGCGAGGATGCGCTCAATCAGCGCGAGCATTTCGTCTTTCTGCTTCGGCGTTAGGAGCAGATAAAGCGCCGCCGCCGCTTGCACCTGTGCGTCCATGATTTGACCTCCTTTTCGGTATTCATATCTATTCCCACAACAGGCGTTTGCTGCACGGCGCTGTGCAACAAAATGATATTTTGCAAAAGATTGGGGGAGCGTAAATGGGTATTTTAGGCTCGCTTTTCGGCAAGAAAAAAATGACCGCTGCGGAAACTGCCTTTGTTAAGCGTCAATCGCAAATATTTGCGGACTGCATTCGCATCATTGCCGATACGGATAACATCGAAACATACTTTTCCCGGTACAAGCTTGCAGAGCAAACCGTAGCGCAGATCGCAGAGGTCGCAGGTGGCGATACTAAGTGCATGGCGGGCGGGAAGGTTTCTCCGAACGAATGCGCCGAAATGCTGCAAAACGAAAAGGCTACCCATACAAACAGTTTTCTTTCTCGGTACATCCAAAAAGAAACCGTGCATATTCTCGGCCTATCTCGCGGGCAGGTAAAAAAGGCTCAAAGCATCACGGCTATCGTTGACGAGTATTCCGACCAAATGCCGGAAGAAAGTATCAAGCATGGGCGCGCTCTATGTGCTAAGATGATTGAAAAAATTGAAAAGGTGGCGAATCAATAATGAAAATCCCCGGCCTGTCCTTTAGTTGGAAGCGTGCGCTCGGAATCACGAAGACGAAAAGGAAAATTTCAAAAGCAACTGGGATCCCAACGACCAAAGCAGGGCGGCAAAGAAAACTTGGCAAGCTCCTTGGTATGAAGTAAGGTTAGCCCTCGCCGCCTCTGCAACAACGGCGAGGGCTTTTTGCAGCCGGCGGGGACCGGCCGCCGCTGCTTGTCTTTACCGTAGCCCACTTTGGCTTGGCAATTCAATGCCGAAGCCTTGCAATAAAACAGCGCTCGACATGGCTCGACAAGACCTCATCTTGCGACTTTGCGGCGCGAAAATCGAAAAAATTAAGGTGGCGTAAATGAACATTCAAGAAGTGTGTAGAATCCGTAAAGAAGATTTGAAACTGACCTATCAAGACATTTCCGACGTTTCCGGCGTGCCGCTGTCCACCGTGCAGAACTTCTTTTCCAAGTTTTCGAAAGCTCCGTCCATCTACACCGTCGCGCCGATCTGCAAAGCGCTTGGAATATCGCTTGATGAATCGTTCGGAATTTCCGAACACTTGACGCCGACCGAGGAAACCTTGCAAGCGCGGAATGATGAGCTGGAACGCCATGTTGACGCAAAGGCCGATACCATTGAGATCATGCGGCGCGGTGTCCATATCCGCAACGGCGTGATTGCTATAATGTTCCTCATCATCGTTTTTCTCGCTGTGTGGTGCGTGTACATTGATTTTCATTGTATAGATTACGGATTTTGGATGGGGATTTGATGCGAGCGGCGCTATATATCCGCGTGTCTAGCGAGGAACAGGCGCGGCATGGGCTGTCCCTGCAAGAGCAGCGGGACGCGCTGACAAGGTATGCCAAAGCGAATAAAATGACCGTGGTGGGCATATATGAGGACGCGGGAATATCCGCGCGAAAGCCGTATAAAAAGCGCCCTGCGCTTCTGCGGCTGTTGGGCGATTGCAAAGCAGGGAAGGTAGACACGATCTTGTTTATCAAGCTCGACCGATGGTTTCGCAACGTCGCGGGATACTACGACGTGCAGACGCGGCTTGACCAGTACGGCGTGACATGGCAAGCGACGGAAGAGGACTACGAGACGCGCACCGCGTCCGGGAGATTAAAGGTCAACATTATGCTTTCCGTCGCGCAGGACGAGGCCGACCGCACAAGCGAGCGAATCAAATTTATCAACGACGGCAAACGGGCAAAAGGCCAACCGGCAGGGTCAAAAGCGCCTTTAGGGTATATTGTTAAGGACAGGCAATACCAGATTGATACCGGCGCGGTAGATGCCGCGCGAGATATGTTTACGGCGTATATCAGACTGCAAAGCGTATTGGGCGTAAAGAAGTATATGCTCGAGACGTGGGGGATTGACAGGGCGTATACCAAGTATGTAAACTATTTCCGCAATCGCCTTTATATCGGCGAGGTGTACGGCATCGAGAACGCCTGTCCCGCTCTGGTGAGCAGGCAGGATTTTGACATTGTAAATGATATCCTCCGCCAGAGGTCGCAGCGCTGCGCAGGAGTTGAGACAGATCGCGTGTATTTATTCTCTGGCTTGTTGCATTGTAAAGAGTGCGGGAAAACGATGCAGTCGGAAACGGCAAAGCAGATTTATACCTATTACCGTTGCAGGACGCGCATGCTTGACAACTCCGCGTGCCAGCACAAAAAGAGGATCCGCGAAGACGCGCTGGAAGATTATTTATTGCATGAGCTTGAGGGGATTGCCGAGCGAAACAATCGCTATTACAAAAAAGCAGAAAAAAAGCCCACGCAAAGCGCGGACGCAATACGAAAGAAAATGGGTAAGTTGAAAACGCTTTATCTTAACGACTTGATCGAGTTGGACGAATACAAGCGGGAGTACGCGAGCTTGAAGAAAACACTTGAAACGGTAGAGGAAAAGCCGCAGACAAACCTTGATGCGCTCCGAAATGGGCTTGCTGAATATGACACTTATTCCCGGGAAGAGAAAAAGGAATTCTGGACGCGCTTTATCCGGAGAATTGACGCAGATGACGACGGCGCGTTTTTTGTAACGCCTCGTTAGGCATATTTGACCTTCGTGTTCCCAAAGGTAAATTATGCCCAAAAGAACACCCCCGCCTTACGACGGGGGTGTTCTCATTTTTCCAGCTTCCGCATCACGCTGTTGTACACGCGCTCGTTGACGATTTTCAGGCTGTCCATCAGCTCGTCCATGACCTCCCACGCTCTTGCCGGAGCCATGTCCGAGACGGCCTGCAAAAAATCGCTGTCGCCGTAGCTGCCTACCGTTTCAGACGCATAGGTCTTGACCGGCGCCGGAGCTGCCGAATACAACATTGGCCTTTCCGGTTCTTTTGGCGCGTTTTGATTTTGGATGATGTACAGCGCCGCCAGCTTTTGATAATTGGGCCAGCTCGATTCCTCCGTCTCAAGCCGCGATATCCACAGATTGACCTCGTTTTCGTCGATCAAGGGGACGCACCCCCTTTATTCCTCCATCAGGCTCGCGGCACGACGCAGCGCTTCCTTTACGCGGTCGTCGTCCGTCTCGCGCATCATGTCGTTGATTTGCTCGCGCAGGTGCTCCATGCTGTCGGCGCGGCTGTAGTGCCCGCGGACGTAATGCGTGCCGCGGCGAGCATAGGAGCTGCCCCTGTCGTAAGTGCCGCGCATATCGGCCTGCCAGTCGCCGCCGCGAGAATAATCACCGTCGCGGGAATAATCGCCATCGCGGGAATAGCGACGCGAATAGTCTCCGTCGCGAGAATAACCGTCGTCTTCCATCATCTCGATCTTGTCGATGTTCTTGATGGTGTCGGTCAGCTTGTGCGCGATCTCAAGGTCGCCCGCGCCCAGGTCGCCCTTGCGCGCCAGCTCGTCCAGCTCGTCGCAAAGCATATTGCGAAGCTCATACATTGCTTTCTTACTCATGTCCATTCTCCTTTCACGCGATTCTCTCAACCGTCAGGTTCGAGTTGGCGAAGTTGACGGCCTGAGTGCTGGTGTTTTCCATTGCGACCGTCAGGCAGCAGCCTTTCGGGACGCAGACCTGCGCGGAAACATAAATGTTAAAGTAGTTCCCTACCGCCGCGGGCGTGACGGTCGCCGTTGCACTGGTCAGCGGCTCTCCGTTAATGGCAAGCGCCGCCGTGATGGCCTCAACCGTGCCTCCGGTGGGAATAGCGATGTTGCCGCCATAGGAGACCCGAAACAGAGCGCGGTTTTGATTGGTGATGCCGCGCAGCGTGATCTGTCCGCTTCCTTCTCTATGCACGATACAGGGCTTGCTATTGACCGCCGTTTCGGTCAGGGGAACGTTCTGGCCTGCGGCTACGCTCACAATATTCGCGTTTGTGTACTCTGCCAAAATAATCAGTCCTTTCTAAAGGGGTCGAAATCGACCCTGTTAAAATACAGCGGCGAGGCAATAGCCCCGCCGCGTTGTTGTCAGTATCGGCACGGGGCCGACCATTTTGTTGACGTCAACAAAACATCGCCAACAAAAAGCTATGCTATGCAGTTGTCAGCAGCCGCAACAGGCAAACTGGTTGCAGCAATAGGGGTTCTGCACCGTGTAGGCCGGAATGGGAGAGGGGCGCAGCTGCGAGACCAGATAGCTGTTCTGCGCCGCCTGACTTGCCGCCAGCTTCAAGCCCTGGTTCTCAGCCTGGAGGTCAGAGAGCTTGCTCTGCGTCAGGAAGTCGAGGATCGCGCGGCTGTTCTGGTTGTTCGCGTCAATAATGTCGCGTGTGGCGTTCTGCACGGTGTTGCGCGTGTCGCACGCCTGCGTCGCCATGTCGTAGCGCACCTGGGCGATAGCCGCTCGGTTTTCGCAGCCATTATGTTATCGTAAAAGCTCTTTATCCTTTACTTCTCACGGTTTCCTCGTGAGTTCAGACTATATCTTCACCCTCCGTTACGGTAGGGGTCGGGCACTCGTGTCAGGATTATTGGTTTCCGTCCTCACCTGTTAGTCGTTGAACCTTCCGGGATACTTTTATCGGAATTCTCCCGGCTTGGCTGCTGATTGTCATATTTGCAAATGTACTTTGTGTTTTTTCTTGTCCCGTTCAAATATGGTGTAAGATACCCAGGCTTAAAACCAAGTGCTTTTTCTGCCGCTGCTTTTGATTCGTACCAAATTCCATTTACGATGATCGGCTTTTTGTTTTTCCATCCAGAGTTATGCTTTTCAAATGTCAGCTCTCTTGTCTCATCTTCGTACCGGCATTGAATGCCATCTGGGGCAAATCCATTTTGCGCCCAATGAAACACAGATGAATTTGAAACATTAAGCATTCGTGCTACATCTATTGCACTCTCGTATCGTTTTCCATCATAAATGATTGCACGGCATCCGCCTCTGTTATATCTCCCCATAGACGGTTGAATTTGTGGTTCGTCTTTGTATCGGCAAAGTTCTCCGTGGGAGTTTATCCCCTTTTGACACCAGCGTTTGATGGTATCGTGCGGAACATCGTATCGCTCCATAGCAGATTTTACAGAAGCGTACTCTTCACCGCCGATAACAACTGGGCGAGACTTAGCCCTTGCCACAGCTTTAGAAACCTTTTTGTCTTTCATCGGATTTTGCGTTTTCATTCTTTGGCGTTGTGTTTCAGACTTCATGACATTTTTGGTGGAATACTCATTCCGTCTTTCTTTGTTCCACCATGAAGTCGTGCCGCCTGCTCCGCCTTCGTAAATATTGCAAACGCACTGGCCGATTGCTTTTAATTCTGCAATTCGTTCATGTTCGTAAGAAAAAGCATCTTTCTCTTTCTCAAATTCTTTTATAATTCTGCTGTCACACTCTTGCCTTTTTATAAAATCATTGAAAAATTTATTATGCTTTCTTACCTTAAACCTTCTGCCAGTTCCTTTCCCAACATAAAAGATTTCATCGGTTTCAATAACAAACCACTCATAAACATAGTACATATAATTTACCTCCGCAATTTCTATAATGATTATACATTATATTTGTGCGAAAGTAAATTGCAAACTTAGATTTTCCAGCAATTCACCCGATTGCCAGCGCGGATTACGCCGCGCAAGTGCCTACTGCTTTATAACTATCAAAGGACAGCAAGGACTTTAAGCCGTCTTTGACCTTTGTAAAGAGTTTCTTTAAGCACTCCTGGTTCTGCATCTGCATGGCGTTGAGCTGCTGCATCAGCGCCGCCTGCTGGTTGTTGCGGGAAAGCTCGGCCTGTGCAAAGCCGTTTGCCATCGCCATGTTGGTGCCGTTGACAAGCTGCGCCTGCTGGTAAAACCCGTCGCAAAGGCCCTGATTTACACTGTCAATCTTGCGCTCGACATTGGCAAAATCAGAGGTCAGCACATAGCCGTCGACCACGCCGCCGCTGTTGCCGTTGTTCCCCCAGCCGCCATTTCCCCAACCAAGAAATGCGAAAAGGAACAAGATAATAATAAACCAGCTGCCTTCTCCGCCCCAGCCGAAGCCGCCGTTGCTGGAATTTACGGGCGCAACAGGCATAGTGGCCTGAACGCCGCCGTCAGAAAGAGACATAGTATCACTCCTTTGAAAAATTTTTATTCATCAAATCGTGGCCACGATGTTGATTTATGTTGATGATTACTGCATCAGGCTTTGAAACTGCTTCGCCATCTGCTGTAGCTGGTTGAGCTGCTGCTGGTTCAGCCTACCGCTCTGCAAGAGCTTTTCGACCTCGGCTTTGGGGTCGCCATTGAAATTTGATTTGAACTGGTTGAACTGCTGCATCATGTGCTGGAACTGGCCTACCGGCCCCGGCATCTGCCCGCCGCCCAGCGCGGCCATGAACGGATTAGTCATCGTCCTCGTCCTCCTCGACCTTGCGCTTCTTCTTGCTCTTTATTTCGCCCACAAGCGCCGCCAGCGCGTCAAACTCCTTGCGGGTGACAAATTCCACGCCCGGCTTTTGCGGCGCGTTAGAAGCCGTTTCTGCGCGCTCTACGAGGTCGTAAATCTTGAGCGTCGGCTTCCCGCTTGCATCGGACTGCTTGAGGTACACGGTGGGGGCGGTGGAATCCCACAACGCTACGGCAGAGTTGGGCGCGATGAGATAGCCTCTCGCCTCCTGCTCGCTGCTCACCCATTGCACGCCGCCGGTCGCAACAGGATTTTGCGGCACGGGAGGCGGAGCGGGCTGCATCATCTGCTGCTGCCGCATCTGCATAAGGTTGTCCGGCATCGGCTGTGGATAATAAGGGTTTTGATAGTACGGATTAAAAGCCATGTCATTCAGTCTCCTTTACCCAAAAATAGAGCACAGTCTCATTGCTGCTGTCCCATGAATCAAAGATCGTCCCGTCCTGCACGCACACCACATGGCCGGACAGGGCTAAAATGTATGTGCCTGCCGGATGCTCGTCCGCAAACTGCCCGACGGTGTAACACAGAGGGCAGGTGTCCGGCACGATGTAGCGCCGATAGCCGAGGGAGTGCAGATACGCGCCCCAGGTCGCGTTGGCCGACGGCATGTCTCCGTCCAAATAGCCTTGTATGGCGAGCGCGAGATACGTTTCGCCCCAGTCTTTTCCGGTCGCTTTGGAGATTGCCCGAACGGTGCAGTCGCCCACGTTCTTGCCATAAGGCGACGGATTATAATAGCTATACATGCAGCAGCTCCGCGAAGTAGACGTAGGTGCGCAGCTCGTCCGGCTCGGGGAACAGCACCAAAATATCCCTCGCCATCTGCTCGGTGAATCCCAATGCCAAAAGCCGTTCGTACATACAGCGCACCTCCTTTTCTGCCTCTATGGTACAAGAAAACCCCTTTCCCAAAGTGCCGGAAAAGGGGATGAAAAGTGTACGGCGAAATTCGTCGAACGATTGCGCTTGCAAATTCTGACGGAATATGCTATTTTTGTCACGACGTGCTCCATGCGTCATTCATACCCCCCATAAAGGAAAAGAGCCTCACCGTTTGGTGAAGCTCTTTTCCTATTCAAAGACTTCCGATGCGATTTTGCGGTACGCCTTTCGGCGATACTTTTTGACCGTATCCGGCGACAGATTCATTTCAAATGCCACCTGTACGCAGGAGCGGCCCCGCACGTCGCACTCGACGAGGCACGCCATTTCGTCGGGTGGAAGCTCAAAAGACCGAATGTATGCCACGGCCCGCCGCGGGGCCATAGAGGATAATTTTGCGCGGATCGCTCGGTGCTGCTTGTCCATGCTGTGCGCCGGGGCTTGCAGAGCGCTCACGCGAGGGGAGGCATGCCTCCCGCCCGTTTTCCTTTCGTTATTTTAGAATTTTTTCGAGATATGCGTAAACATATTCCCCCCACGCTCTTTGCGTCGCGGGGCCGAACGAGTTATCCACATCCAGCTCATAGCCGCAAGCGTTAAGAAGCTCTTGCAGCTTGCCGACCGCCGCGCCCTTGTCGCCGCGCGTGAGCACGGTCTTGTCCGCTGGATATTTCGGCACGCCGAAGCCGCGGATATAGCGCCCGTTGATCTCCAGCGTCCGGTAGCCGCACTCATGCTTGCTGCCCTTGTTCCCCTCGAACACATTGACGCAGTTCCCGACCACGCGCGTCACGATGCCCGTGTGGTTGGGCGCGCCCGTGCAGTCCGTGAGGGCGTAGTCCTTGCGGTCGTTCCAATGGTAGAAGACCTGTTCGCCGATTTTGGGAACGTGTGCGTCGTCCTCGACCCATTGGCCGCGCGCCTGATACCACCGCATCTGCTCGCCGCAGCTGCACTCGATGGGGAGCACCTCTGTCAGGCCGCAGAGGATCGCCGCCGCGGACACCATCGCCGCGCAGTAGTCGTCCGAATAGGCGAGCTTGTAGCCGCGCGGGTGCGGGAGGTAGCTGTTGTAGGCGTCCACGATGCTTTTATGCACCGCATCGCCGCGTACAGCGCCGACCCAGCCCGTCATGGTCTCAAGAAATTTCTTCATTTTTGCGTTTCTCGGTCTGCGTGCCGAAGTAGAAGGCGATGATGGTCGTGAAGATCGTCAGAAACTCCGTCCCGCTGATGCTGCCGCGCAGGGCAAGCACCGAGAAAACCGCCGTGAGCACGATGGTCACGATGCTCTTGACTGTGAGAAGATTGGCAATTCGATTTTGCATTTCTGCCTCCTTTACAGAAACCGCACGGCGTAAAATTGCCGCGTCTGTGTGTTGATCTTGTTACACGCGCCGTTGATGGCGGCGACGTGCCCGCCGTCTAACATGACGGCGTATTCCAGCTTGAGCTTGTTCCGCACGAAGGCGTTGACCTGCTGCGCGGTCATGCTGCGGCAGTAAACGCCGTAGAGCATCCCGCCCTTGCAGCCGAGGACGGTGTGGTTGGTCTTGCGCAGAACGTCGCTGTACGCCCCCGTGAAGCCCTCTGCCGCAGGGTTATAATTGCCGAGCAGGCCCATGCCGCCGACCGCCCACACGACGCCTCCCAGCGCCGCCGCCGAGGAGACGCGGGCAA